GATTGGTGGGACCAGAAACGCTGGGAACAACCAAGGGCCTGTTTGAGCCGTCTACAGCGCCAACCAACATGTACCAGATTGACGGGTGCATGGTGATTGCCTCGGCGCCCATGTAACGGTTCTTAGCAACAGTGCTAAGTCCCTGAGCGATCGCGGTGATGATGCCCTGCGCGGTCGGCGTGCCGGCCGTGTAGGTCACCGTGCCGATGCCGACGGTGTTGAGCATGCCGGTCAGGTCGCCGGCAGTGCCGACACCGTTGATGACGGCAGCGTTCAGGCGGTAATTGTACGAGGCCAACAGATCGGTGAAGATCATGCGGTCAAGGCCACCGGCCAGCGGTGACTGCTCGACGAGCTGGATGGAAATATCCTCGTAGCCGGACACGGTGCGCACAGGTGCGGTCACCGAAGTGGTGGCCAAGTCCTGCGTGGTGGTGGCGGCGTTGTCCGACGTCTGGAGTGACGTATCGGTTCCGGTGGTGATGCGAGGAATCGACACAGAATCCGTGCCAGCCGGCAATGCCATCTGGGTCAGACGATCGGCGGTTACGCGGCCAGCACGCAAGGTTTTTGCATACTGATCGACGAGCCACAGCGGTGGGACGAACTCTCCACCGGTGCCGTCAGTGCGGTTGATCGAGCGGGACTCCGTCGTCACTTCCTGCATGTGGCGGTGAAGGTTGTCCCACGCGCCGCGATCGTTGCGGATCTGCGCGTTGATCATGTCGCGGACGAACGAACGCTCGCCCGTTTCTGAGTAGGTCAGCGGCTCGTTGGTGACAACGGCGCGGCCCACAGATCCCACGCGCGACTCGGCGCGTGAGGATGCGATTTCAGCGGCGCGGGTCTGCGTCGCCTGAACTGTTTTGATCTGCTCATCGAGAGTAGCGATCTCAGCGTGCCGCGCCTCGACGGTCTCCAGTGCTTCTGCACTGGCTTCTCCGTCAAGAAGTGCGGCAGCCTCGGCAGCCTTGGCTGCACGGCTCTCCACGAGCGCATTGAGCATGGTGCTCATGTGTGCTCCTTCAAGGTTGATGGGATAGACCGCGGCCGTTCGGCGTCGGTGGTTCACCCAGCGCGCGCCGCTGATGCGGCTGGTGCCAGGGCGAAGATCAGAGGGCGCGGGTCTTGGCGCGCAGCAGTGCGCGCTTCCAGCGCAGGTGAAGCTCGTCGTTAGCCGAGCGCAGCGCGACCGACGTCGCGTTGTAGGCCGGCCATGTCACGACGGACACCTCAAACAGGTCAAGGGCGCGCAGTTCGCGGACGCCGTCCTCGGTCTTGGTGGATCCATCGGCCGCGACGCGGAAAGCGAAGGACATTTTGTCGACGTCCTGACGGGCAAGTGCGCTCGCCAATTCGGCAGCCCGAGGGTTAGCCGGGTCAAGGTCGGCCGTGATGAATAGGCCCATGTCGTCCTCGGCGACCGACAGCGTGCCGGCTGAGCGTCGAGCCAGCGGCAGTTGGTCAGTGTCGTGGTTCACGAGCAGGAACACGTCGTCGCCACGGCCAAGGCTGTCGGCGAAAGCGCCGCGCTTGATGACCTCGCGGAACGGCAGGCCGTCTGCTTCCTTGTCCCACATGGCCGCATAGCCGGACATGCGCACAGTTCCGTCGGCCTGCGCTGCGGCGCGTACCTCGCTGGAGAAGGTGCGGCGGTCAGCGCCGGCGATTGCTCCACGGCGGGCTTCTAGGTCCACCTCGGGAGTCGCGCCGCGCAGCTGCTGCCAGCGGGCCTCCATGTCGGTGGTCCACATGCGTGCCGAGGCGTCGCGCAATTCGGCGATACCAAGGCTGGAGCGCAACTGCCAGCCCCACATGGCGTGCTTGTCTTGGCGTTCAGCAATGAAGTTAGCCACGCCCTGCTCGCCGACCGCGGTCGCTTGGTCAAAGCCAGCGCGCAGCATCGGGATCAGTTCATCGTTCATGGCCAGCAGTTCGGTGGCCAGCGCGCGGGCGTCGGTCTGTGAGACATCGCGCACGGGCACCTCAAGCGCGGGCGCGAGGCTGCCGATCTTGCGCATGTTCTCAGCAAAGCCGTCCACGCTGTCGTGTACGTCGTCGTAGATCTGGCCGAACAGGGCGTGATATTCGGCGAAGTCGGTGCCGCTGACATTCCAGTGCGCCTCATGGGCGCGCGTGTAGAAGTTGAACACCTGATTGAGCAGGCCACCGAGTGCGTCCGAGAGCGGCATCTCAGCCGGTAAGGCGCGGGCTTCCATGGCCGGGGTTGCGGCGTACATGGCCGCCATCGGTGCGTCCTCGTCCTCGTCCTCATCATCGGACAGCCACACCGGCAGCTCGTCCTCGCACGCCTCCCAGGCGTCGCAGTAGGAGTCCGGCACGACGGGCGCCTCCCAGCGCTTGCACATGGCGGCCGGCTGCTGCGTGACGGCATCAACCGTCAGGCTGAAATATTGACACGAGCCGCACGCTGGGCGAAAGACAGGCACGTCCTCGCTGGCCGACGGCCGGTAGGACGGCGGCAGGTCGCGGATCTCAAGCTTGGACACAGGGTCTCCTATGCGCGTAGACCAGGCATGGACGGCGTCGCCGGTCCATAAACGAAACGCTGGTGTGGTGAGTGCGGCGCGAAGTTCGTCGACCGCTGCAGCGGTCAACGGCTCGCCAGCCGCAAGGGATCGTGCAAGGTCGTGGTGCAGTCCGGCAGCGATCGCTGCGCGGGCTTCCTGCTGCACGGCTCGGGGCGCGGGAAAGGTGCGCACTAGACGAGCCCTGCCGCGGGATCGAGCGTGCTGTCTTGGCCGATCGCTGCGGGATCCACACCAGCGCCGGGGAACACTTGGATGAAGCGATCGCCGCCGGGGTAAGGCTCGTAGCCGTCCAGAAGGCGCATCTCGTTGGAGGTGCGCTGGCCGGATCCGATCAGTGTGCGCGACACGTTGGCCTTAGTGCTGGCATCCAGTCGAAGCAGCGACGACGGATCGAAGCGCGCCTCAGTGCCGGGCTCAAGAATCTTGGAAAACGCGATCTCTAGGCGCGTAAGCCACGGCTGCAGCGTGTAGGTCAGGAAGGACAGGGACGCCAGCTCGACGTTCTGGTAGGTCTGGCCGTCGCCTTTGATGCCGAGCAGGTAGCCAGGCACGCGGAAGATGCGGGCGACCTCGGAGATGATCGCGGCGCGCGTTTCGTTGAACTCCATATCGACCGCGGACTGCTGCACGGCCTGCCACTTCAGGCCGTCAGACAGCACGGCCGGGCGTCGATGTTTGCGCTGCGAGGCTTCCCACGACTCGCGCAGGTTCTTGGCAGCCTCAGATGTAAGCGACTTGTCAGTGCTCAAAACTCCACTAGGGGTTCCGCCCTCGGCGTACCACTGCGCGAGGTACTTATCCACGGCCAAATTGAGGCCGATCATGGTGCGCTGCTGCAGCAGTGGCGAGATGCCGGTCAGCGATTGCGGGGACGTGTACCACCGAATATGCAGCATGTCCTCGCGCGGGATCTCGTGCCCGAGGTACAGGTACTGCCGGCCCGTGTATTGCTTGTCCGGCATCACGTTGACCTGATACGGATGCAGCGGAGTCAAGCCGACGGGCGCACCGTCAGAGCCACGCTCAATGTGAACGTAGGCATTGCCGTGCAGCGCGAGGCTGATGACGATGGAATGAATTGTCTCAAACTGTGTGGACTCGGTCGGGTCAGGATCAGCCAGCACCGGGGGAGTGGGGATCACTTTGCCGTCGCGGACCACCTTCAACGGCATGGTGGCTACCGAGTCAGCCAGCAGCGACGTGCACGCCAGCACCGTCGAGACACCGAGCGCGGTGAACTCGTCCACGCGCTCGCCGGCTGAACTGAAAATTGACGTCGTGCCGTACAGCTGCGTCAAGGGGTTGGTGTGCGTGCCGTAGACCGGAAAGCCGTTGCGGGACTCGATGCCGCGGCGAAGGATGCTCACTCAGCACCACCGGAGGCGAAGAACGCGCCAGCGATAACTAGGACGCCGCCAGAGATCAGCGCGGCAGGAAGCCCAAGCCACAGGTCAATGCCGACGACAACGCCGGCAGCTCCCACAATCTCGGCTGCGGTCGTCATAACGTCCCGCGTTAGTAATCTCACTCGGACTCCCAAACGTCAATAATTTGCGGCGGCCGTTCCTCGGCCTGCGCGTGACCCCACGCTGCGAGCGACGCAGCGACAAGGGGCGAAATATCTGTGAACGATCCGCGGCGACCAAAGGCCCACAGTTCGCCTAGGCGTCGACGGCGAGCAGCGCCCACCGCAGCCGACAGGTCGGGCTGCTCCATATGGCGCACCCGCTGCTCAGCCACAAGCGCGGCAAACGCGACGCAGGCTTGCGCAAGTTCACGGCCCGCGATCTTGACGGTCTCCACCTGGGCTTTCTCCAGCTCGGGCAACAAGGCGCCGGCAGAAGATCCGACGTCAAGGATGACCGACGCCGGACGCCATTGGCGTACAAGTTCAGCGACACGGGCCGCGACCCACGAGGTGCCATTGCGGTGCTCAACAACCTCGACGTGCGTCAAACCGTCGCCGCAGGAT